CACGTTTCCATCTGAGCGGACTCGGAACTTCCGTTCCGACAGTACGCCAATTACACTTACTTATGTCCTCAAAAAGACGTAAGTCAGGGCAATCTCCAAAGAATGCTTTTAGAACAGTCATCTGTATTTCCAAAGGGAAATAATCAGTTGCTGAACTTAGGTCAACACTATGTATAGTGCAACCCTGAGAAAGATGAGTCTGAAGTATCGAGATGGGTCTCGATTGATCAAATGTACAATCCCACGGTAGGGATTGAACAAGCTTATAGATAGAGTCACCAAGAGGCTTCAAGGCCAATTGATGAACTAAGTGTGGGCTAGCAACGCTTCTCAGCTTGCCACCCTGCTCCTGGAGAAAATGAATTTCTCCACCTTCTATAAGATCGCGAGAGGTATGTCTGTACCAGGTTCCGAGTTTAGAGATATTATCTCTAATCCCGGATAGTCCTTTGAGAACAGGACTGTACAAACCTTCGTATTCAAAATACAAAGGTACATGCTTCGGATCAAGGAAGTAGCTAGCATTGCTAATTACATCCTGATCTTGTCGTTTGTCCATTTTGTTGAGCCCTGCTAGGGTCCAACTAGTGTACAAAAGTCCAGGCTTACGCTTGGATGGCGACCCGCGATAGGTAAGGAGTGAAAGCTCCTTATCTCTTTCAATCGGGACTCGAAAGAAGTTCTGCTTGATTGATCTGCCAAGATCAAACAAGAATGACTTCCGAATCTTTGGAGGTTCGGAAGAAATCGCTTTTAGGAATTTCTGTGTTTGTTTCTGAGTCAAAGACTCAAATTTAAACATAGAATAGATCATAAGAGTTTGAATAGCCTTACCAAATCTAACATCACTCTTAAGACAAAACCTAAAAATCGATCCGATAACACCAGCAATTTCACCTTTTCGGTTCTTTCGAACAGGAAGGAGTGGTAGTTGGTGAGATCGAAGACGTATAAGGTCCACTTTCAAGGCTTTCAACCGAGAAATGGTCCACTCTACGCCAGAACACTTCACCCACTTCATAACCAGTTTTGGGAAACCAGAAATGATATGAGCTGGGACTCCGATCACTGAAAGACGGTGCGTCATTCCCTCATGAAACTTATCACTCATTAACTGGGTGATATCCATATGGTCTTCCTTTTGAAGAAGATTCTATGTCGTTCATGATGGAAACGCTCCATCAATGGAATAGGTTGGCTCCACTTAGGAATAAGTGTTAATCGAGTCGGGGATCATGGTCTTCACCTTTTGAAAGACCAAACCATCTAGCGAAGAAGGATTTCGAACTTGAGGCGACGATGACATCACTGTCACCATTCGGCCCAAGATCCGGTTCAGGGTCATTCCCTTGACGATATTCATAAAGAATTTCGTTAAGTTCATGAACCTCTCGCCGTGCATTCTTGAGTTGATTTGACAATGGTTCATCGATGAGCTTAACATACTCAGAGCGAGATACCATTACAAATTCGTTCTCAGAGGAATCTAAGATCTCTCTTAGCGCGAGTCGTAA